GTCTTCTCCTATTAAGCAAATTAAATATACTGATATTTACCAATACCAAGTCAAAGGCGTTCAAGCAAATACTGGAATAGTAAATCAACTCATCACCAATGGTATTGCTAATATTAAGAGTATTTTGGTTGTCCCATTTTTCGCAGACCAAGTCGCTCATTCAGGTCTTCCAAGCGGTATTCCTGTATATCAAAGTCCTTTTGACCCTGCTGGTTGCGGTGCTACATCACCTATGATAAACCTAACAAATTTCAATGTGGTTGTTTCAGGGCAAAATGCTATTTACAATACCCAGCGTTATTCGTTTGAGGAGTTCAATAACCAACTTTACGGCGTTAATGCGGTGAATGGTGGAATGACTGACGGACTTACCAGTGGTCTTATTGATAGATTAGGTTTTGATATGGAATATGGTTACTATTATATTGATTTAAGCCGTATGTTGCCTGTTGAGGAAAGCGTCCCAAAATCCATTCAACTTATAGGACAGAACCTTTCACAGAGCAATATTGACCTATTTTGTTTTATTGAATACGGCGTTTCCGTTTCCGTTGATATTTTGACTGGCGTAAGAGTTTAATAAACATTTAGGGAAAAATAGGCATTATTTTTAGTTAAGCAAAAGTCATTATTTTTTTTCTAACACTATAATATATATGGATAGTGTTAGAATAGACGCATCACCCAAGCAACTTTCAAAGTTAAGAAACGGACACAAGGTAAGAGTGAAACCTGCTATGGAAGGCAAGGGAGTTTGTATGGTAGTTAGACCTGAAACATATAATACAATTACAAGAGCGTTTGGACGAGGTAAAGGCGTTGAACTCGCATTGTCGCCAGAGGAAATTTTAGCAAACCAACAAGCGTCTTCAAGTATGGAAGGAAATGGAATATTTGGTAAGAAGTTTGACCGCTTTTTAGAAAAACGAGGTATTAAAAACGCCGTATATAAATTTGGTGATGTTCTCAAAGGTGGTGTAAAACAAGGTATAGATTATACAAGAAGCAAAGCCCCTGAATTAGGAGCAACGGCAATGCGAGAGTTAGTAAAAGCAGTAGGCAGACCTGAATTAGCAAGATACACCGAACCCATTGGAAGTGCTAGTGCTGATTATATCGCAGGTAAAACGGCAGGTAGAGCAAAGGGTTATTTAGACAATCCCGAAGGACGAGGTTTTTTTGGTGATATATTGAAGAAAGGAGTGAAAACGTTAGCCCCATTAGCAATTGATGCGGGTGCTAAATTCGCAAAGGAAAAACTCGCAGGTAGCGGTTTCGTTTCTAATATTGGAGGAACGAACGGAAGTGCCGTTCATCAAGCAAGAACATTAGCACAACAAGTAGAACAGATGAGAGCATTAGAAGCCTTAAATCTCGCTACTGGAATGAATACTGGTTATATGGGAAGGGCTGGATTAGGAACGGCAATGGCGAACGCAGACCGAGCCAAGTTCGTTAAAGGAGGAGTGAAGCAAGAATTTGCTGGTAGAGCCATTGGTTCATCAAGAAACCGCTTATCAAGTGATATGGAAGTATTACGAGGTATTAGAAAAAGCGGAGGACAAATTGGAGCAATAGGACAGGGTGTTCTTCCACCTGCTTTACAGAGCCAACCATATAGCGAAAACTTCCAGTTCCAATATACACTACCACCTGCTTTTCAAAGGGTTAGATAAATTGTTTATTTAGTAATATATGTTGAAATTAATTATCTTATCATATATTATAGAATGTCTTTAACAGATACGCAACTGAAGGATTTAGCGAAGGCAATGGAATTTCCATTAGCAAAAATATCGTTCAAGGACGAATTACCGAGTAAATTGGAAATGAATAAAGGTTATATAATTAACATTGAAGATGCCGAAGATGAAGATGGAAACGCTAATGGAGGAACTCACTGGACTTGCTTACAAATAAATAAGTATCCTAATGGAAAAATTGAAGGTATTTATTTTGACCCTTATGGCGTTGGTATGCCCCAAGATGTGGAAAAGGCTGTAATTAAAACAATAGGGAAGAAAATACCGCATTCGACAAAAGATATTCAAAGTTTGATGAATAACGCCTGTGGTTATTATTGTAGTGCTTTTTTACACTTTATCAATTCATCGCAGTATAGAACGAAAAACTTATACGAAGATGTAAGTAATTTTTTGGATATGTTTGATGACCTGAATAAGAGTATAGATTTCAAGAAAAACGAATATATATTGAAACACTTTTTTAGAGCAAAAGATGAAAAGAACCGCATACCTGTTGAAATTGAGAACATTACTGACGCAACTACTGGAAACGGAAAAGATTTAACAAAAATACCTGTTGATGTAAAGATGATGTAATGTTTATATGACGCATTCTTATAAATACCTAATACCTAAAATATAGGGAAAATACCTATCTTTTCAAGACCTTTTCTATATTTCCAGCCTCGTAAAGACCACTCTTAAAACTTTTAGGTATTTTAGAATTTAGAATTTATAATAATAAATAATATATAATTAGTTATTATTTTGTAATGTATTATTAGTCCTTTTTAACATATGTGTTAAGCATACTGGAAGATGAACCCATATCTTCCATTGTTTCATCAATATCGTTCTTTTGTTTGATAGTATCGCCAAATTTATCGGTTAAATATGTATGACGCAATTGATTAACACCCACTTTTTTCCCATCAAATATGCGGTTAAGACGCTGGTTCAGTTTTACTGATGATAGTTTATTCATATTCGCATCAAATAGCAAGTAATCGGTTGGATTAATTTTCGCCCATTTCATTATAATATTTCTTAATTGAACTGGAATATCTACCTCTTGTCTGCCGTAAGTTTTGGCGGTCTTATATGAGTTAAAAACAAACTTGTTCTTATCCATATAATTATCTTTTTCTTTATCAACATTGCGTATTTTAAAATCAACAAAATCCTTACTGCGTCTTGGCTTTATATATACAGACCCCAATACAGCCATTATAATAAAGTTTTGGATTTGTTGTAAATCACTGGTAGTTATATTCTTTTTTTTCATTACCAGTTCAGCATTGCGTTTAAGGTCATCAAAAACCGCTTTTACATCACTGGTTTCAACCCAACTCGCTTCCTGTTGGGGTGTCTTTTCTTGTTTAGAAATATCCTTATTGTAATCTCTTACGTCACTCGCCATCAAATCTCTATAAGGTTTCTTATCCGTTATAATCACTAAACTGCTTAAAATCGTTTTTCTACGATTAGGGGGCATATCTGCTAAATATTTAAGGACTGGTTCGGTTTTTTCAAATTGGTCTAAATTAACAACACTATCACCAAATACTCGCTTATATAAGTTTTTCAAGATGGAAGCATAGGTAGTTATTGAACTCGCTGAAAGGGTAGGACGCTTTTTAGAAATATATTCTTTAATATCGTTCATCTATATAATTAAGATGAGATAATTATTTAGAAGGTTTTAATTAATTGTAAATGTTAATTGTTATATTAAGTATTTAAAGAAATATTTTCTAAATATAGTATATAAGATATGGAAAATCCCAAGTTAAGGAGTTTCAAGAATGATTTAGCATTTGGTTTAGCAAAAGAGTTGGAAGTTGTTGATTTATTAAAGATGAACTTTGATGGAGAAGTCGATATTAAGAATACAAAAGATTTGTATGATGACGAATATTATCCATATGATTACGAAGGTTTAACTACTGGTATAACTTTTGAATTGAAATCAAGACGAGTTACGAAGTATCAATATGATACAACCATTGTTCCTGTGAATAAGATTAGGGATAATCAAATACCGCCCCAAATGTTTATTTTCAATTTTACTGATAATTGTTCTTATATTGAATATGATAAGGAAAAATTTAGTAAATATAGAATTGGTAATGTATCTACAACCAGGTTTGGTAAGGTTGATTTACCTAAACCTCACTATTTCATTCCTGTAAATCATTTGACGGATTTAATACAAATATATGAAAGTTAATATTGTATATACATTATTCCATTATTAAGCAATTACTTTATTTATATTAATATAAACTAAATATTAATATATA